TTTTTTTGAAATAAAGGTAAGCCTCTCGTTTCTACGAGGGGCTTTTTTGTAATAAAACACCCCCAGTTTTTACCTGAGGGTGAAACCAAAAACCACCAACTATGAGAGAGCTTCTTATGTTTGCCTATTTGTTTTGTCGTAGAACCTTGTTATAACGGTTCCGAATAAGGCCTCTTGGTATCTCTTGATAAAAGAGTCTGAGCTCTCATTAATATAGAAGAAGTCTTGTGATTGCATATATACGTAACACTTTTCTTTATCCTCGTCATCATCTGTTACAGATTCAACTAAATATATATTGATCCAAGCATTACTTTGTTCAGTTCCATCTCCAAACTCGTAGCTATCGTCTTCCGTAAGCTGTTCTATTTGCAGTAACATCTTTCGCACTCTCTTTAATAATGATTAATCTAAGCTTCATTGCTACATCTTTCAATCTATCTTCTAATAATTTCTGCTCTAATTTTAGAGCCTTAATTACTTCATCAGGATGTTGTTCGCCCATACAAATTTACGTTTTAATTATTACAGAAATAAAAAGTGCATACCTTATTGATTATCAATATGATACACACTTATTTGTTAATTGTCTAAAGTGAGTTTGTTAAATGTTTACTTTCTAGGCAGCCTTATTATCTTGCTTCCTAATGGCATCGGAACAAATATAGCAATTCTTCCGCTATCTAAAACGACTCCGCAACCTAATGTTGGTCTTTTGGGGAAAGGTCGTGAATACTCCATTGCGTAAGCGTTTATGTCTATACCACAACCGACATTCATACCGAATATCATATCCTTATCTGAGCTACTATAAAGCACACCGCCAAAGGAGTGAATATGACCAATGACTGTTGATTGACGAGCATCTCTTGCTCTATTGATGGCACCAGCTTGTCCTGATGATCCTGTACCGTGCGTATATAATACCCCATCTATTTCCCATTCTAAGCTCCATTTCCAGCCTTTAGGAGCTTCCCAAGCATCTTCATAGGTTTTAATAAAACGTTCTGGTAATCCGTTCGCTAGAGCCTTTCTTTTATGAAGGGCTGAGTGGTTACCAATACATACTTTAACATTAGGGAATCGCTTGTACCAAATGTTTAATTGTTGCATAGCCATAATAGCCTCTTTAGAAGCTGATTCGCCATTAGGGTTATGCTCGTGAAATGATATTGCATGATTGTCTACCTCATCTCCAATATGGACAATTTCAGAAACCTGAAACTTGTTAAATACTTCATAACAGAAGTCTAAATACTTGGGATGACAAAATGGAAAATGAGTATCACCGATGATACCCACATTTTTGGTTTTAGCCATATTGGTTGGTTTTGGTTAGTCTAAATGTTGCCAAGTTTTTTTTGCTCTTACTTCGCTAATAGTTCCTATACTCACACCAAAGATACTTGCAATTTTTTTTAATGATGTATTGCTATAATTTCTAATAGATTTAACATCATTTTCCGTTAATTTTGCTTGTGAATTTTTTATTCCTTTTGCACTTCTTAACCCTAGTTGAATTGAATGTTTTTGATTTTCACTTCGTGTATTCCATTCTAAATTAGAAAGCCTATTATCTGTTTTAATCCCATTAATATGATTTACTTGTAATTTATGTTCAGGATTAGGTATTAGATTTAATGCAACTAATCTATGTACTGTGAATTTTTTTATCTTGCCATTTTCACATAAATCAACATATAAATAACCTGTTCTTGGGTTTAATGTTGGTTTAATTAATCTTGTGCCTTTTCTAGTTTTTTTAGGTAAGCTCCATATTTCACCTAATTCATTTACTTCATAATTTTCGTAGTCTTTAATTTTAGTCATAATATTATATTTAGACCACAAAGATACGGAATTTATTTATGAGGATAATAAACAGTTTTACCTTTTTCTTTTACAGCATCTAAAGTCTGTTTTCTATTTGCCCCAAGTCTATAGCCAACGTGAACCCAAGAGTAATTGTGCTCATTTATCAATTGGTCGTAGTCTAAGTTATTTTTTATGTAATTGAATATGTCTGTGTTAGTGATACCTGCTCCTGTATCATCCATATCTATATCGGCGGCACGACCTACGCAATGATCTGAATTAATTGCCCCTCCAATGAAATGGTTAAGCATCTTTCCTCTATATCCACTAGAGATATTAATAGGTCCAAACCTTGCTCTTATAGGCTCTAACACTTTCTCACAAAGTATCTTTATATTTTCTAAATGTTCTGGGGTGGGAGTGTTATCTAATCCTTCTCTTTTAGCTGATTCGCTACGAGTAAATTCTGATAAATCGAAATGAGCGGTAATTTTCATTTTTTACTTTTTATAATCTTCGTTTTAACGAAGTTATATATTTGTAATGACAACCATATAATAGACAAAATGTTAACTATTATTTGTGTATATGGAGTAACCTTTACAAAATCCATAAAGGATAGCCAAGAGATAGCTGTTGAAGCTACACCAACTGAAGAAATTTCAGTAGAACTTGTAATATTATGCATTAGGCTTTTTTTCAAAGATTTGATTAATTGTTGTTAACCCAAGTGAAATACCTGAGAAGGTAAGTAAGCCATTAAATGACCATTCTTTAATATCGTACTTAATAGATAGGTAAGCTAAAACTACCCCATTTACCAAGGCAAAGATTCCAGCTACCCTTTTAGAAGAAACCTCTTTGTCTTCTGATACCATTTTAGTAAAGAAATTCATTATTTTCCTATTTTAAAGTAGATACCGCCAGAGTATCCAATATTATAATTTTTGTTAATATCCACGCTAAGGCCTATTAGAGCCTTATTTTTGACACTTAACATTAAAGAAGGACTTAGTACTTCTAATCCATTAAGTGGGCTATATGAGCCTCTAATGCCCAAATAAAGGGTATTAGTCGGTTTACTAGCGTAGTACTCTCTTAAAATGATGGTTTTTTCGGTTAATTTGGCATTGAAGCCCCTAGAAATAATCCTATTTTGGCTGATAGTATCATTCACTACAAAGATATTACTATCTTTTCTAATAGTATCAGAATACGCATATATACGCATATAATCGGATAATACGTATAAAGTATCGTGTACAGGAATCTGTACGGAATCAATAGTATAAAATGGAATATCCTTACCTTTTTTGTATGTACTGATATAGACCTTCTCGTACGTAGTATCGTGTAGCGTTAGTACTTTGTTGTACTTTATACCAGCAAAGTCAATTTTATCATCTTGCTTAGGTTTAAGCAAAAAATATAGCCATAACACAAGGAGCATTACGGCTATAAACAAGATGTTGTTTTTAATGAAGTTCATTATCCTTCTACCACTTCAGCCTCAGGAGCTTGTGGATTCTGCTCTTGTGACAATTTAGCTAATAATTGTAGGATAGGATTAGCGTACTTAAATGGAACTTCAATTAAATAAACCTCTAATGCTTTTAAATTCTCTTCTGATAATGTTATCATAATATTGATTTTTACAAATATAAGATTATTCTGCTATAATTTCCGCAGTAGGAGTTTCAACAATTGTTTCAACAATCGGTTCTATAACTGGTGGAACGTAATCCCCTGTGATAGTTAAACCTAATGTAGTAGCTACCCAATCCCAAGCATAAGAATCTTGCGACCATTTTTGATACGCTTCGCCTGTCATTGTTAAATAGCCAACAGCTACAATTCCTAAAGTTTCATTTAGTAATCCGTAGTAAAAGTCTGCTGAATATCCTAAGGTAACATTAGTTGCATAGGAATTAAGAATTGTTGCTTCTACTGATTGCCCGTTAATCCAACTTGTAATTGGTTGTATTGTCTTCATAATTATTTATTTAAAAGTAATTGTACTTGTTGTTTAAGTTCTTCTATTTGCGCTTGTTGCTCTTGTATTGCTTTCATTAAATATACTACCATAGCCGAAGGATTATAATTATAAAAACCTTGTCTATCAATAGGATATGCCTCTGGAAATTTATCAATCATTTGTTGTGCTATAAATCCTTTATATCTTATGGATTCATCATTGTCAGAAATGTGAGAATAAGTTTTAGGATTAATATTTTTAAATAATTCTAAAACATTCTCATTCCATATTTCAATGTTATACTTTAATCTTTCATCAGAAGGTGATGTATTATATGATGTAGTAGATGATGTTGGATGTCCAATATAGCCTGCATTTGTTGAACCTACTTTAAAATAAGCTGATGTTGAACCAGTTGTAGCTGGATTACATAAAATAGCAGTTCCACCACTATCACATTTAGAAGATATGGCATCTCCACCACTTACTACTTCTAATTTTGTTGAATAAGTTTGAGTAGTAGTTCCTATTAATACATTGCCACCACTTGTAATACTCATTCTTGTAGCATCATTAACTCTGAATGCCATTACATTATCAGAGTGCGTATATAAAACACCACCAATATTCGTATCACTTGTTTTTGCAAAGAATAACGAGGATTGACCTGTTGTATCAGCAGATGTTATTGCTATGCTTGAATCTCCTGATGTATTTGAAACATCTAATAATCTTGTTGGCAAAGCAGTACCTATACCTACATTACCTATAAAATTAATAGCATTAGTAGATTTAATAATTTTCATTGCCATAGTACCATTACTATTATACAATTCAAAGTTATTATCCTCTGATGCTATACCATTACCAATATACCATTGTGCAGTTCCATTTTGCTGAAATTCAATACCTGCTGCTTTACTAGCTACACCATTTAAAAGTAGTTTAACATTAGTAGCTGCTACTGCACTTCCTATTGTTACTGTAGGACCTGAGAATGTAGCTGCTCCTGTGGATGCTATGTTTAAATGATTTGTTACCCCATTATTAGCACTAATTGCCAATCCTGCTTTACTAACTAAAATACCATAGTTTGCCCCTGCTCCAGTAATTAATTGACCACCTGTTGTACCTTCAAAACCTAATTGAATACCCTGTGTTGTTCCATACATTGCAATCCATCCAAAGTTTGTTCCGTATGAATCATTACCAAAACTTCTTCCACTTGTTTTTGTAGAATATAATGTATCACTAAACCTTCCTGTACCTGTAACATCTAATGAATAAGAAGGAGTTATATTATTAATTCCAACTGAACCACTAAACAATGCAGCAGCATTTATACTCGCATTATAACCATTAACTCCAATACCATTAGTAAATGTGGTTAAACCTCCTGAAGCTATTGTTACATTAGTAGTTGCAGCAGAACCACCTAAAAATAAACCACCACCATTTGCATAGATTGAAATATACCCACTTGCTCCTGTATTTGTAATTGAAGTTGAACTTGTAAAGTTTAATCCACCTGTACCACCACCTAATGTTAATACTCCGCTTACTTTTGCAGTACCTGTTACATCTAATATAAAAGCAGAAGGTGCTCCACCAATACCAATCTTTGTAGCTTGTAAAGTTGAACTAAAAGTTCCTGCACCAGCTTGTGTTATAGTAACAACAGTTCCTACTGTGCTTGAATATAATTCTAATAAACCTGCACTTGTTCTACCATTTTCTATATTCCAATTTTTACCCCCAACTCTACTATCTACTAATTGAAATAATGGGAAATTATCACTTGAATATGCTGCTAATGTAACATTTCCAGTTCCACTTGCAACAATACTTCCGACTGAATTAATTGTACTAGAAAATATAGCTGCTGAACTAAATGTCTTAGCACCTGCTATTGTTTGAGTTCCTGTTGTTACATATCCTGCAACTGAAGCACTTGCAGCAGCCATTGATATAACAGGAGTTGTTCCGCCACTTGAAACCACAGGAGCAGTAGCAGTTACAGAAGTTATAGTTCCATAAGCAGTAGAATCTACTGAACCATCAGCCTTTAAGAATTGACTTGATGTTCCCCCTGTCTTAACAAAAGATGTAGCAGTTGCACTTGAATCAAATGTTGCAGCACCTGTTGTATTTGCTATTTTCAGTCCTAAACTACTTCCATTAGATAAAAGTATATCTCCTGCGTTTGCATAAATCTGAGTAAGGTTTGTAGATTGCACATACTGAAATCCACTTGTTGTACTACCATTTAACAATAATCTTACCGCAGTAGAACCTGTTGTATTCTTATTTTCAATACCTAGCCAAGCATTTGCATTTTCTCCCACATTTGCAGCTATATACGTTACATATTGAGAAACCGATTGTGTACCTATACCTAATCTCATATTGGTATTATCCCAATATAATCTGTTATTATTTTGAGCAATAGTAGAACCATTACTAAATAATATTGAACCACTTGTCAACGAAGGCAAAGTAAACTTTCCGTTAAAAGTATTCCAATCAGTTGACGTTAAATAACCGCTAACCGATGTTGTAGCAGCCGCCATTGATATTGCAGGAGTTGTACCACCGCTAGAAACAACTGGAGCAGTTCCTGTTACCGAAGTAACAGTTCCGCTTCCCTTATTGTTAAAAGTATTCCAATCAGTTGAAGTCAAATAACCATTAACACTTGTTGTTGCCGCAGGAATTGAAATAGTATTTGTAGTTCTTACTAAAGGACTAGAAAAAGTCAAAGGATATTCATAGTCTGTTCCGCCAACCGCAGCAATGATTTGTCCTGATGAATTAGCCTTTAACATACTAGATGTAACAGTCTGATAAATAGAACCCCCATAGGCTTGAATTGAACCAACAACAGTTAATTGTTGTGTCATAGGAATCACTCCAATATTTCCTATTGCCACATTATTTGTTCCATCAATAGTAACAACACCACTTCCACCATTGTTGATTAATATTTGACTAGCAGTTTCCACATTAGCTATTACTAAAGCAGTTGGAGTTACTTTTATATAAGAACCATCTGTTGAAGTATATCCTGTTGTAGGATTATGCAATCTTAATTCTACGCTTGTGCTTATTGAAGTAAAGTCATAAACAGTAGTAGCACTTGAACCTTGTGGATTTAAAGTATTAAAACCTATGTTATTATTGCTGCTTTCTGGTACTGATAAAAAACCACCTAAAGCATTGTAAAAAGTTAAATTGTGAGCAGTAGTAGAAGCTCCTGTTCTATAATAACCATAAACCATACCATAAGAAGCATCCCAATAGATATTCGCTTGATATTGATTTGATGTATCTGAAGTTCTTATTTGTAATCCTGTTGAACTAGAGTTTAATATTCCTAAACTTGCATTAGGGGTATTAGTGCCTATTCCTAGCCTTGATGTTGAGTTATCCCAATATAAATTAGCATTACTACTTAAACTACTTGCACCATTCCAAAATGCGACTCTGCCATCTGAACCACTACCACCAACTTTGCTATTGAATGTTGTCCAATCAGCACTTGATAATGCACCTCTATTTGTAGCAGATGCCGTAGGTAAGTTAAAAGTATGCGTAGCAGTAGAACTAGAAATATTAAAATCACTCCCACTTGTTCCTGTTGCAAAGTATTGCACTTGAGCAGTCAAACCATTTAACGCAGTAATTCCTGTACTAAAAGTTGTTATAATTTGACACAAATGAGAATCTTGTGTATGTACTGTTGTAGTCTTTCCACCACTATTTGTAGAATATAACTTAATAGCCAATCTATCCGTTATAGTCAAAGTTGTAGCTGGAACTGTCATCGCAAAAGTGTACAAATTCAAATTGACACCATCGTATAAAATTTCATTGCTACTTGTACTAATCAAAGTAAAAGTAGTCCCATTATATACATAAAGTTCTGCGTATATCTGTGGAGTTCCGCCATTAGAACTCATTGAAGCATAAATCTCGTAGTTCCAATTACCAGCAGGAATGTTTAATTGTGCAGGGTCTCCAGCATCCGTTAAAAAAGATACTATTAAACCATCACCTGATTTAGCAAAATCTACTCCTGATGAAGTTACCGCAGTTTTACTCATTTGGTAATAATTAACACCACCAATAGTGCCTTGACTTGTTCCTCCGTTAAGATAATACGAAACCGAAGAACCGCCACCACCACTTGTAGGGAAATCCGCTAAAGTACCATCTCCTCTAATATACTGAGATGGATAACCTGCTCCTGTTACTGCAATCGTTCCATTGCTCGTTAAAGGGCTATTAGAGACACTAAAAGCACTTGGCATAGATAAACCCACACTTGACAATAAAGTCGGAAATGTGGTCAAATTACCTGCTCCATTTACATATTGTAAATTAGTTCCTGCAAAAGCAAAAGCTAAAGTTCCAGCGGTTGTAATTGGAGAACCTGTTATACCTAATGAATTTCCTGTAATTGATGCAGCTACCGAAGTAACTGTACCATTTTGTCCATTAGATTTCTGCCAAGTTCCACTTCCGTATAATACCCAATCCCCTACCGCAAAAGTAATAGGACCAGCACCAAAGTTAACTGTACCTGCAACATTACAAATATATAAATCACCAGCATCTCCAGTTCCGTTCACTAAAGTAGGAGTATTAGTCGCAGCATTCCAAGTACCTAAATAAGTTACAACCGAAGCAGGTAATTGAGATACAGGCACTTTACCCCCTGAATCCAACGTAGCTACCCCATTAGCAGCACCTAAAGGAACACTTGATAAAACACCACTTGTTCCTGTTATAACTCCCTCTAATGACCTTACTTTCGCACCACCTGTTATCTGTAATTGTTGACTCATCCTATATTAAGTTAATTATTTAAAAATACCACGAATAAATTCATCTGATTCTAATGCTCTTGCAAAGGTAAGTACTCCTGTTGATGAGTTGAATGTTACATTCTCACCACTTGGAGCCCCACTTGTGCCTATTGATCTAACCTCTACACCACCACGAGATACTGATACACAAGTAAGACCTATAGCACCAACCCACGTTATAGTATAACCTTCTGCACCTGTTGCAGTATAGTCGAACATTTGAACTGTAGAGCCACCTATTACGATACCACTTTCTGTTGGTATTGTTCCTGTTATTGAAAATAAACCTGAACCTTGAAGAGATACTGAATAAGTAGAAGCCCCTTCAACAGCTCCTGTGTAAGTTGATGAGGTAATATTAGCAGTACCAGTAAAAACAGATAACCCTAAATCGCCACTACCATCCCCATTATCATTATCGATAGCAAATTTAATTTGCATTGGTGGGTTGTCTATTTGGTCTAATTGCATACCTAGTATAGCTAAGTAATCATAGTCTGTATTAAGGCACATAAATCCATCGCAATTAACAGTCCAGGTTAATACATCATTCTTATATTCTCTAAACCAAGCAGATGACTGCGAAGTCACTTCTACTTGATTTGTTGTTAGTTGAAATGAACAGCTTGTAGCTGAACCAAAAGGAACGCTTAATCCTGTGTCTGAATCATATTTGTATAAGACTATATTAGTTCCATTAATTACACTTGCCATTTATTCTATTATTTATAATTATTGTTATATGTTACCACATATTCATTAGTAGCCACAATATCAGCATTTGATATTTGAAGCAAAGTTACGCTAGTTGAATCAGCCACATAATCAATGGTTGAATTTCCTAATAAATAAGAATTCGAACTAACATTGATTTGTGATGGATCTGTATCGGTAGCCGTAAACATTTTTGCAGCATCTAAATATCCATTGTCTGTATCAAAACTAGATAAAGTACCATCTATATTAATAATTTTATGTGCAAAAATATTAATATACATCTGCATTAATAATCCACTTAATCCAGCATAGTTTACTCCTTTACCATATTGATACCAAGTGTACCAGGTTTCTCCTGAACTATTAGATAAACTTCCTAATTGTGTTGTATATGGAGTACTTGCATAAACACCATAATTGATATCAAATGACTTAGTATATTGTGTATTGCTATTTATAAAAGAAGTATAATCAATTTGTTTTTCAAATGGAGTTACAGTCAACCCAAAATTACCTACAATAACATATCTAACTGTGCCATCTTCAACAGCAAACTTAAATGTTAATTGCCCTGATGTTGGAGCTGCTGGTAATTCTAAAGAATAAGTATTGTAATTATCTGTTGTTACAGATGGCACTTGTACAAAATTGGTAAAAATATTTGTATTCCAAGTTGCTGGTGTGCCACCCCAATAATAAGTGGTACTAGCACCAACTAGCGATACATAAACATTACCTCTATATCCAACTAGGTCTTGAGCATAATAGTCCCAACTAAATGTTATTACTTCTCCAGCATTTACAAGTGGCATACCATTTGAAGTAATTCTTACATATGAACCTGCTGCTGGCCCTGCTATTAATCTATATTGATTAGATGATTCATTAGGATAAGGATTTATTAAATAACTAGAACCAGTACCACTTTTAACAGTTGTCCAATTTGTTGGTATGTTTGATGCGTATGGACTTATATTACCATTAGAAAAATAATTAACAGCCCCTTTAAAAGCGTGACTTAATGTAATTCTATTGAACCCCTTCTTTAGTATTTTTAATTGGTTATTATCAATAAAATAAAGATTACTTGTATTGCTTGTATATCCTTGAATCTCACTAGAAACATTAAATTGTCCACTCGCACTTATTGTACTTGTATATGTATATTCTGTATAATAAACATTTGTTTCAGCAAATTGATTAACTGAAACTATCCACCACTTTCCTTTAGCCATAAACAAACGGCAACCAAATGATTTTACAATGTTATTTATAGCATCAAAACAATTAATATAGGTATTAGCCGACTCTAAAAATGTTCTATATGGAAGATATGACTGAGAGAAAGGCTCATCAGCTGTACTATCTCCTCTATCATTCATGCCAACGGCATAAAATGAACAAGCTGTTACCACGCTTGGTGTTGTTGGTAAATCTACATTATTTAAACATAACATAATGTAATACAATACTGATTGGAAATCGTTAATATCTACACTTGTTGATATAGGTAATAAAATACCTTTTAACATAGCTAGTCCGTCTACGCAATTAAACGATAATTGCTTCCTCCCTGTAGAGAATGATATTTGTACATCATCGTTAATTGTAAATCCAGTCCACTCCAAATCAGTACCTAAGTATAACTTAACAAAGTATTTTCTATCATCTGTTGTTACAAAATCAGGTATGTTATATAAGTCATCTGTAACATCTATTGCTACATTTAATTGACTAGCAAATATTGGCTCAAACGGATCATCTGAAGTAGGTAAATATTGTAACTGAATACTCATTCCTGGGTATTCAATTAAAGCACCAGCATAACCATCCTCTTGTATGTATAAATAGGCTGTTTTGCTAGTCTTAGTAGCATAGGTAATTTTATATTTATTTGCGTATGCCATTATGAGCCTCTTCTAAGGTTTAATGATGTTTCTGATCTATTCAAAGCTAAAACTAAATCGCTTCCTCTCAATACAAATTGTCCATTATTATTAGAAGTTGAATTAGCTTGTGCTGCATTAATTGTATTTGTTCCTGAACTTGCATCTACCCCTTTTGAGCCTCCAGTATTACTTCCCCCACCTATTAATCCACCAATACCCATTCCTTGACCAACTAAACCACCAAATAGTTTTAAAGCACCTCCTGCGGTTTGAAGCATACTAGGGAACAAAATTGATATTAATAATACAGCTATAGCAGCGGTTATAATAACCTTTGTTAATGTTTTTATTAAATCTTGAAATGCTTTTGATAATACCTCACCTATTGTAGCTCCTTTATCAATTAGCATATCTACTGATGGCCCAAGAGCAGTCATTATTCCATTACCAATTTTTAGTAATGAATCCATAGCTTCTTTAGCTATTTGTTTAGCAAGTTCAGCTGTCTTTTTTACATTTTCGCCAACATCTTTTGTATAATTATCCCAACTTGTTGCACCTAAAACAAGACCTTCTTCTATTTGTGCTCGTTGATCTAATAAAATTTCTTTTTGAGCTGCCGAATCTCCAGTAGCTAAATCTAATTTTGTTTTATAGAATTGCTTAAAACTTGATTCTTGTTGTTTATTAAACGAATTATAAGAGTTTTTAAAATCCTTGCTAACCTTTTCTTTTTCTTTTTCAGCATCTAATTCTACCTTAACATCATCTTCTACAAGTTTTTTAATCTTGTCTGATAAATCTTGCCTATTCTTAATCCTTTTTTCTATGGCAATATCCCTTATATTCTGTAATGTTAATTCAGATGCTTCAATTTTATTAGCTTCTTCTAACGCTTGTTTTTCTTCTAAATTAATTATTAAATCTTGATAATATTTATATAAAAGAATATCATCTTTATAGGTTTGTTGCTTAATATTTAATACATCTAATGTTGTTTTATTCTCTAATGCAACTCTTGCCTTAGCCGTTTGTGCTTCTTTACCTACGCTAGCGTCTTTACTTGTAGTTACTTTTATGCCAGTTGATAAGCTTTGTATTTGACTTAAAATATCCTCCTCTTGCTTTTTTAAATCATTTATTACAGCTTGAGATTTAGCTTCTTTAATTTGCTGTGCTACAAGTTCTTTCCTTTGTTGCAAGTCCGTTGCTCTTGATAATCTATTTGTATTTAATGCCTTACCAGTTGCTTGTATATTTTTTTCTTCTTGTGATAATGTAACACCTTCTGCTTTTAATCTTTTTGCAATAACAGATTCTAATTCTGCTTGTTTTATTTTAACAGCAATAATTGTTTTTAAACTTTCTATATAATTTTTATATGCAGCATCTATACCAATTACTTCATTTTTTTCTAAAACTAAACCATTAAATATCTCTGGGTTTATCTTTTTTAATTGCTCTAATGCACTAAATTTTCTATTTCTTGTTTCTGTTTCATTTTTTATAACAGCTATTAAACTACTAACTTCTACAGCTTCGCTAACTGTTGAATTATAAAGACTATCAGTAGCTTCTTTTTCTTTTTTTAATTGCTCTGTTTTTGCCTTTGCTGCTTCAGTAGCTGCTTTTGACTTAAATGATCCTTGGTCATAAGCGGTATATAAAGCAATAACAGCAGATGCTGCAAAATATATTATACCAGTCATACCAGCTATACCGCCAACTAAAGCAGGCAAGTTATTTTGAATACCTCTAAATCCATAAGGTAAATCTTGTAATACTAATGCCCAATTAGTCCATTGTTGATTTGATTTCTTTACACTATTTCCAGCTTCAGCAACATCTTTACCGACTTGTTTTATTTTAGGAGCTATTGGTGTTAATGTATTAGCAAGTCCATCATATTGTTGCTTTAATTTCTGAACTTCTGGATTCATTGGCTGAAATCCTAATGCCAAAAGACTAACCATTGCATTTTTTAATGCATCCATTTTGTCTTTAACAACATTGGTTGAATTACCAAATAATTCAGCTGATCCAACTATTTTATTAAATTCTTTATTTAAATTAGCAGAAATTGATCTTATATTGCTTTCAAAAGATGTAGCTACTTTACCTAATCTTAAAAATGCCCCTTCTGCTTCTTTAAAATCAGCTGTGACTCTAATCTGTAATAATTCATCTGCCATTATCTAATTTATTTAACTTTTTCGTATTTTTTAAGAACAGCCTCTAATTCCTCTTTCCCCATTACTCTAGGCTTTACAAAGTTACGATTATCACAATCTAATTCAATAAGGTCTTTAGGTTTAACTTTTTTACCTTTTGGTAATTGAATATTGATTAGCATTGTGGTTTGCCATCTAATTTTAATCCATTTTTGTTCCTCTTCTTGCCTATACCCATACCACACAAAGTCTAATTCAGCCATTGTCATCTCCCAAAACAAATGGGGAAGCACTTTGCACTCCCCCATTGTATAACGTTCTATATCAATCCACTCTAATTTTTTTTTACTCCATCCTTTTTACTTGACTTTGTAGGCTTATCATCTATATCGCTATTCATACTATCTGAAAGTGTTTTCATTACATCCTGGAATTTTTGTCCAGTCATACCGCCCATATCATCTATCCAATCACATACTTCCATTTCTGTAAAAGTTGGAGTAATGCCTTGTGAATATAATGGATATTCTGCGGCTGATTTCATCAGATTTACTATAGCGTCAAGTGAATCTTTCCCACTTAAAGCCTCTCCTATTTCAGAAGGCCCTATGCCTTGAAGTTGACAGAATCTTTTAAGACTCCACGTACAAAAACGCATCGGTATCTTCTTCCCATCGGAAAGAGTTAATTCAAATTGTCCTCTCATTTTGGTTTAGTTTTTGGTTGGTTATTATTAGTTGGTATCGATATCCAATACTCCTGTTCCTTTAAAAGAAACTGAATAAGTAACTGGATTCTCCATATCAGCAGTCATATCTACACTCTCAATAAAAGCATAACCTGAATAAATTACATCACCTGTAACTGGGGTTACACCATCTACTGTAGAGTTATTTACTGTTGTAAATTTAACTTGAACTGCTGTTCTATCAATCGCTAAAGCATTTAATTCAGCTGTGCTGATATAAGGAGCAGTTGATCCTGGAACTACTGTAGCTAAACCATCAGTTGTTAAAGACCAAGACCTTTGTCCACCAATTTCCTCAGCCCATCCTAAACTTTGTTTTGTAGATGCGTCTGGAGTATCAATTGCCAAACTTAAAGAACAAGAAGTAGCATATCCTATTACTTCTGCCCCAATTAGAACTACTAATGAAGTTCCGTTAAATACACTTGTTGTTGCCATTTTATTTTATTTTTCTTTTATGTTAATTGATTCACGAAATGATTTACTGTTATTACCCTTCTAAACACATATACTTCATTTACATAGTCAAAGATAGCGTTGTTAGAACTAAGCTTTCTAGTTACTATTTTAAAATCAGGTTCAGTATTTGGATAATCAGGTGGGTTTACCCCTATTATGCCTAAAAGTTCATTTGCATAATCATCTACTGTTTTCTGTCCTACTTCACCTGCTTTAAAGGTTGTATAAACTATGTCAAATTGAATGGCAACATCAAAACCGAAGCTTTGTTTATTACTATTCTCTGATTGTGTCTGACTACTAATAATCAAAAAAGGCGGCTCTACCGTATCAGGTGCTATAGTATCATAGGCATCTAATGAGTAGGATTCCGATATAAACTTATCAAAATAAGCCTTCCTTAGTGTATATCCGCAGTCCTTCATTTTTTACAAATTTAACGAATTAATTTTATATTTATATTTAAGTTAGTTTAAAGGATTTTATCCTTTTTAATGCCTTTGTGTACTCTAAGCCAAAATTATAAAATAAATACGATCTATAAGCCATATTATTATTTCTAATGCCATTCCCTCTAAATAGTGTAGCATAAGGGCTAACATTCTTACTAGCCAGTTTGTATTTTAAATCAGGTAACCCAAAACCGCTACCAGTTCCAAATTCTACATAACCACCATATTTAGCATTTACAATTACCTCTGCAAAACTACCATTGTATGGAATTGAATTAATGCTTCTAGATAAAAAACCTGTTCTTTCATAAGGCTTTTTAGCACTTGTAGGTAAATATGGTAAATCAGCTGCACTTGCCCTAGCCTCTGTGGCCGTATCAGCTACCATAACATTTAATTCGTTAATGGTATGCTGCTTAAACTGCTCGTAACCAGTAGCAAATTTTTTTTTTAATGATTCTATGCCTCTTACTTTTATTATCATTACTTTAAACTTGAGCAGCCAATTAAATAATATTGATTCTCATCACGTTCGTTTATAATAGAATTAATCATATAAGTCCTTGATTTATAACCTATTACAAGAGCATTAGTAAATACCTTTTCGGTAGTATATCTAATTCTAAACAAGATTGTATCGTTCAAATTATCCTTACCTGCTATATTAGTCCTTGAGTTTGTATCAGTTACGACTTGAGCCCAAGAGGTATAGTAAGGGGATAAGGTATTCACCTGACCACCTGCTCCATCAGATACACCTGTTTTACTTTTAAATATAATCCTTTGTTTAAACTGACTTATCATTAGAGGATATAGTTAATTCTTTTAAATGGTTGTACAAGCTCGTATGCGGTCATTTGTGTCTCACTTAGCTTGTCGTTTGGACTTTCAGATGATCTGTAGTCGTAAAGGTCAGAAACAAGCTTTAAAATGGCATTGTAGATGCTTGATGGAACTATTGTAAACCCACACTCGTAGGTAAACCTAAATTCATTGGGGCCAACAGTTCTAAAGAATACCTTTTTATAGGTTTCTCCTAAAGTATAATAATCAAATTCAGCAGTAAGTTCAATCCACTCACCACCTGAAAAATATTCAATTTTTGATATGGTATTAATTGGTGCGTAGGGAGGTTCTATGAACTCATCCACAAAGGCAACCACTTGTAATTCTCTTGGAGAAAATGCAATACCAGCATATTGCTCCAATCTTTTTTGTGCAGAGTCAATTAGACCTTGTATCAAAACATCATCCTCATTAAAATCTACTCTTAAATAGTTTTTAGCTGCCTCTAAAGTGACAATAATGTCAGTAGGCTCTGTTATTGTCGTAATATCTCTAACGATCTGCATATAAATGTATTAAAAAGGTAGGGGCTTTTACACCCCTACCTAAATTATGGAACTAATTAAGCACCAAAAGTACCTGTTACAAACGCACCAGGATAGTAAATTGGGAATGCAATTCTAGCCTCAACACGAACTGTAATTAAGTTCTTAGTGAAGTTGTCAGCATCAAACTCAGAGAACTGAATATTGATACCTTGATTTTGCATAATTTGAGCACCCATAGCCCAGTCACCTACTAAGAAAGTACCAGCTGTAATTGCAGTTGATTGGTAAACAGGGATACCAGCGATAGATAAAGTTCCATCAGGAGATACTACTGTAGCACCAGGCAAAGAGTATGGAGAATTAGTGTTCTGAGTCAACATAATTTGAGCCCAATCAGTTGGGTTAATTAAGATACCAGTTACATTGTAGTTTGCAGCAGCAACTTGAGCACAAGACTCAATGATTTGAGCTACATAAACTGCAGAAGAACCGCTATAAGAAGCAGCAACACCTAAAATACCTTGTAGGTTTGGAGAAGTTCCATCACCACTTAATAATTGGTAATCTTCAGCTACTAAATACTTCTCTAACAAACGAGCTTGTAAGAAAGAAGTCATAGCAGGAACATCATCCAACATTTGACGAGAAATTCTTGTGAAACCAGCAATGTACTGAGCAGCAGCATCAGACATAGTAATGTCAAAATCAACTTGTGATTTAGAACTACCTTGTACTTGAGGAGCTGGGTTACCTTCGCCACCTGTTTCTTTAGGGAAAGTAAACAAACCAGTTGATAATTGACCAATTGGAGTGATACTTCTTACGTGAACCTTACGAGAAGGTAAAGCGTAAACTTGATTTGCATATTGACGAGGAATGTCACCAGTTAAGTTGACAGCTTCAGTCATTGTACCTGCTGATTTAGCATCCATTGCAAATGATGTGCTTTTTTGCTCACCTCTTGCAATCTTACCAATGTTGTCAGCGTTCTTCTCTATCCCTTCAGCTAATAACTGATTGAAAGATTTTGTTTCGTTTTGATTCATTTTAGCACGATTGTTTTTTGCTTCTAATTTTTCTATTTCATCTTTTAATACAGAGATGTCTGCTTTTACCGCTTCTATTGCGATGTTGTTTTCTGCTTTTGCAGTTTCAAATGCTTCTTTAACTTCGCTTTTAACTCCGTCAAATGCACCTTTTACTTCTTCTAAGTTCATTAGTTGAAAATTTTAAATGATTGTAAATAATTCACAAGTTCCATCTCAGCCTTAACATTCGGATTTTCGACTTCTTCCAATGCTTTCTCAAGCGGTTGTGAATCTTCGATAATTGAATCTACGTTTTCGATTTCAGATAGATATTGTTGTAATTGCTTTAGCCTTAACTCTAACAATTCGAATGTAGCATCTGTGAAGTTGCCAGACCTTAAAGACTTAATCGTTTTGTTTATTTCGTCTATAACCTCTGTCTTCGCTTCAGACTTTACACTTACTGTTGGAGTATTAGCATTGGCTCCCCATAAAACGGATGAGCCTTCGTACAATTTAATTTCTGTGATTTCATTGAACTGCCCTTTGTCTTGAGACTTGATAGTCTGAAAGCCAATAGAGTGTTCTGTGATGTGACCTGCTTTGTATAATTCATACAGATCATTACCTAATGTTGTGTTAGGTAGTTTAACTTGAGCCTTCAAACCAAAAGCATCCTCTTCCATAGCGAAAGGTTTAGCTACTGGCTTATCGGTAGAGTGGTTCATTAGATGCCATACTCTGTTTTTGCCTTGTGGTCCATTTTCCTTTAAGGTTTTAGTAAAAGCACCTGGGGTGATTATATCACCATCGCTATCTACGTTACCGAAAGCAGAATAATAAACCATAATGGTTCTATTGCTGTCTACCATATCAATGGGAGCACCTTCTACCGATTTTCTGTTATAAAAATTACTCATATTTATTTGTTTAATCAACATACACCGTGCAGCATCGGCAATTACAATTGTTTATTGCTCCTCCACTAGCATCGTGTGCATATTGCATTTCTATTATTCCGTATTTAGGAGTGTTTACTAGGAATGGTTGATTCACAGGTAATCTTACTCCTCCAGCATCAGGGTTCGTTTGACTATCTAAAGTCTGATGCCAATATCTTGGGCTACCAACATACTCAGCGTGAACCCATTGCTTGAGCAAAGGTATGTTAACTTTTTGTGCTGCTCCTAAGGCTCCTGTGCTAAGTGCCTGATGTGATTCAGTTCTTGCAATCATTAAACTTCTTGCGTTGTTTATTTTTCCTTCTCTTAGAAGTTGTATCGCCATATTGTTAACTTCATCTATCGAAAGATTGTTTGCTCTTCCATAATCAATAGCTTGATTTAATAATCTAGCAATCTCATTATCTGTAGTGTTCTGTATGCCGTACATTTTCGGACCACTTATCGCTGTCCAATAGGTAAGCATAAAGGCTACCCAATCGCTAAAGATGGAATCCATATTAAAATCTATGGAATCATCTTTTTTATACTTGTCAAATATCTTTTGATACCTCATCGCTGTGTATCCGCCAACCCCTTCATACAAAGTTCGTAAAATATTACTAACTTTCTCACTACTAAAAAATGTCTTCCTTTGATTTGCTACTTGTGCAGCACCTAACTCTTTTACTAACTGAGCAGCTTTATTAAAATCAGCCTGTAAAGCATCTTTTAATTTAGTCTTGTACTCGGTTATGGATTTCCTTGCAATTACTTGTTGCAAGTTGAATTGTTGAGATGGTGTTATTATTTTTGGCATTAACCATTAGTCTAAAGTTAAAAGATAAATCGTTTCTGCTATTAATTGTGCTACCTCATCAATCTGATTTTGTATCCACGTTTCGTTATACAAGGCTACTCTTTGATTTTGTACGTATGCGTATAACTCTTGGAAATACACTATAACCATTTCGGTGTCTTGGTAATCTTTAAGCGTTTGTACGGAATAACCGAATGGTCTTCCATAGATACCACTTACTGATTCTACTAATCCATCTATATGTTCTAAAACTCCATCGTAATAATTCTGCAAAGCCTTATGCGTAGAGAAATCATCTGTTTGATGATGCCATACGATTGCTTGTTGCTTAGAAGTATGAAGTTGTGATATAAATTCAACAAAAGTTGCCATAGTTATTATTTTACTGGTGGAATATTATAATCGCCTTGTTGCTGTGCATCCATTGGATTTTGTAGCATTGTAATTTCAGCTATTGGTAAATAACCTGCTGGAATATAAATCTCATCCATTGTATCATCTTGAACAATATCATAACGCATAGCTGCTCTTTTCTCATTAGGTGTAATCCACCAAGATTGAGATAAGATAGCAGAAAGCTCTTTCATATCTTCTTGTAACTCTGGGAATACTGTAATATCGAAATCGATATAATAATCTCTTCCCATTTCACTAGCAAAGAATCTATTCAAGGCATCACGAAGCAAAACTAACTCAGGAAGAACTACTTGTGTAAGCATTTCCTTCTTAGCTTCCTTCATATTGTTATAAGTCTTGTTATCAGGATCATTAAACAAAGCAGAGTTAACTCCGTAAACATTACAAAGTTCTCTAAGTGTTATTTTCTCTGATTCTAATATTTGTAAATCAACTGGGCTCATTCCCATATTCACCCAACCTAACTTCGCACCTGCTATTAAAATATTTCCTGCGTTCTTAGCGATACGACCTCTTGTCCCATATTGATTGTAAAAATCTTCTTTTAGCTTACCAGCTTGTTCTGGTCCAAAGTCATTTGATTCATCAGCATACAATATTCCTTTCGGACCTTGGTTCTGCAACATACCTACAGAGGTATCCTTAGCATCGTTACTGCGTTGTATAGTTCTATACGCAGCTTGTAGAGGAGATAAACCATATAATTGTTGAGCATTAGTATTAAAAATAGGGTTGAAGTATTTTAGATGTATTACATCTTCTTTTGCTAACTTATCCCACCCAACTAGAGTAAATTGGTAACCTTCAACCCCATTGATTGTACCATCGCTAATGATTGCGATATATTGAGGTGGGAGAGTGACAAGTTCAGAAACTTTACCGCTAGATAATCTGTTCGCCCATATATACGAGTTACCAGTTATTAGTTTGTAACCAATAACATTCTCTAATAATTCAGAGAAGGATTGATACTCGTTAGGTGACTCCAATAATTTGTTTAATGGAGTATCTGCAATTTCATCAAGTGCTTTAATTCTGATTAATTCAGCTTTTGCTAAATCAGAAGTACTTTCTGCGTTTACGATGGTAGACTTGTATCTAGTTAGTTCTTTTCTATTCTTAACCTTGTAAACATAAAATGGAACTGTTGATACAGTTTTACATATACGTTTTACTACGGAATAAACTTCTGAGTTAAGGGTATAGTCCGCTACGAACTTCTGATAATCTAAATTTGGATAAATTGGTCTACCGCCTATGATGCCTCCAAAATTTGGAAGAGGGTTAGCCCCTAGGTTTTTATCTTTATTGTTAGTAGCCTTTTGTTTAAAAGGATTTACCGCAGATAATATGTCTGTTAAATTCACTATAAGATATTTTTACAAAAGTAACAAATTTTTAGCCTAAACAATCCAACCTCTCTTCGCTTTCGCATATTTCGAGTAAATAGCATACCTCATCGCATCCATTAAATGGTCTCTAAACTTAACAGGCTCATCCATTGTATTGCCATCGTGATCTGTTTTCCATTTATAGTTTTTAATCTCATCTAGCAAGTCCAAAGATTCTGATTTTACGAACAATGGGAAAGATTTTACCTTATTGATTCCTGCAAACACATCTTTAGTAGCTGATTTTAAATTAAACCCTGCTTTATTCACCTCGGCTATTGTTTTTGGTTCCGCAGCATCCGCAAATATCTCATCTCTACGAGATAGCCCCATCGATTTAAGCCGATCTATCAAAAGCGAGGTAGACATCTTTGTGTCGTAGATTAATTGCTCGACATAAAGGTCACCATCAAAGTTTTTAACTCTTACTAGGGCTGTTTGGTTGTTATAGCCAAAGTCAAGGCCATAGAAAACCTCGCCACCTTCAGGGAAGTTTCTTCTTCTTCTCCAATGTGAATAAATCGTAGCTTCTGATATTGCCCTTTCCCCAAGTCCGTACACTCTCCAATATTCGTGGTCAGCATCTTTCAACCTCTCAATTTCCGCAATAATGTTCTTATCTAAGAATGGATTGTCTTTGTAAGTAGTAATTGTAAAGTCAGTATCCTCTCTAGGGATGACCTTATCATAAATCCAGGAGTAATAATCGGAAGGGTTATAGTCAATTACGATTTTATCCGTAGTTCTTAGGGCTAATTGCATCCAAGATTCATAATTCACCTCATTTGCCTCGTTAATAAACAGATAATGCCTTTTACGACCTCTAATCTTCTGAGGTTGGTCAGTAGAAACGAACTCCACCGTATTTCCATTTAGGAAATATAAATTCTCTGATTTATTGTGCTTTTCCTCTGAATAAAGCCCATATTTGGACAATATCTCAATAAAATCCCTCATTACGGAGCCTTTAATGCTCGGTAGGGATGAACGGCAAATCGTTAAAGTCTTGCCTTTCTCCTGGAGTAGTTTTACTATAAACCAAGTAAGCACATTGTAAGTCTTCCCTGACCTTGTACCTCCTTGCATCACAGAAATTCTTTTCTTAGAGTTGTTAAGTACCTCGAAGACGACATTGGTGGTTACTTCCATAGAAATAAATTAAAATTTTTGGTTTGCTCAAGACAAAGCTAAACCTTTTGGTTTTATAGGAAGGTAGGGGTATCAATCATTAGTGAGCCGATTATCAATCATATACGGCTCAAAGTTGTCTAATAAAGCAACTTTTGTGATTGATAAGTTTACTATTAGCGAACTTTTGTAACCAAATTGGTAACATCTGCATGAATTTTTCTGAATATTCATTCATAATAATGTCACTAATTTATATAAATATGTGACATAGTAAGGGGTAATTTTGTTATATCTTGTAACATATAATAAGTAGTATTTGCTACGAATTGTATGTAAATAAATATAAATAGGTAGAAGTTTTACCTTTACTTTATAACAATGTAACCAAATTGGTAACATAGATAAAAAGCAATTAGAGGCTATTTAAGACACTCTATGTCATTTTGGATACATAGTACTACTTTACAATTAAAGTGTCTGTATAAGCCTTAAAATGGCATTTAAACGCTATTTCTCATATCCTACGGATCTATTCTTCGTATTCATCCATCTCATTTGGTACATCTACCTCCTTATCGTACTCGTAAACAGGAATATCTTGAATGTGTCCAGCTTCAGTAGCAGGAACCACCATCCCACTATCCTCTAAAGACAAATGTTCATCACCATCAAGCTTCTTGATTTCATCCACGTGATTAGCTTTTAGTACGTTAACCGTAATCTGTTTCACCACATCACCTTCGTGAGCAACTTCTTGTCTTTCTATGTAACCTCTACGCTTACCCTTAGTCTTCAATAGGAACATCGTAGCTAACGTATCCCCTTTGGCTATCCTTTCCATCAGCTTATGCTCACCGAAGTCTAGCATTATCTCCTCAGGTTCTATTTCAGCTAGTTTCTTAGCGAACTCAGGATCAGATTTAATCCATACGTTATACGAAGCCCTAGAAACCCCTGCTGATTCACAAGAGATGGTGATATTC